AAGACTTTGTCTTGTATCCCTTAATTGTACTCTTTTTTGGCTTAGAGTCTTTTTGAAACTTCTGAGCTACGCTAGGCTTATTAGCGTATAGGTATTTTTTCTGTTTATCGGATTTAAAAGGCATGGCAGATGAAAAGAAGAATCTTTTAGAGAAGCTTAAAGATGGCGAGGAGCAGATACAAGTCCTTGGTACATTTGTACGCCTTGGAGTAGTAGTCTGGTCTGGATTTATAATAAGCCTTAATTACTTACCTCTGCCAGGGATGACTGAGGAGAAGAATAATGATATTACGTTTATAACTTTCGTCTTTACTTCAGCTCTCGCTACCTTTGGAATTGATACAGCTAAGAAGAAGGACCATAAAGATAAACCAAGTGGTGCTACCCAGCATATAATTATAGAAACTCCTATTAAGATTGAAGGGGTAGATAAAAACAAGGTAACAAAAGTATGAGAAAATGCTTATTACTTTTGCTCCTGCTAAGCCCAGTTGCAGCAAGGGCAAATCCAGTTACTCCAGCCTTCACTCAAGGATCGATGCAATCGACTACAGTGACTACAATCGATATCGAAGAAACGATAGAGACAGAGGTATTTGGAGGTGCTTATTCTAAATGGAGTGGAGAAAATATAAATCACACTTCAGCAACCTCTGGAGGAATCGTAGATTCAGATTCAGTCTTTACAATCCACACCGCTGGAGACCCCTTCACTCTGGAAGTAACAACCAGAGCAGCAGGGGTAGTAGAGACTCACGATATAGAAAGAACCATCGAACAAACTTCTACTACTACATCGCTATCTGTCTTTTCTCAGTAAGTCCAGTATTAGCAGAAGAACCAAAAGTAAGTAACACCTCAAATCCGCAGGCGGCAGCGACTGGAAATGTAACCAATCAAGCCGTACAATTTCAAAATAATGGTGCGCCTTCGAGACAGCAGTTGGGACCTTCCATTGTTTGCAACGGTTCTACCATGACTTTTACTCCATTTTATATGGGTAATCACGTCAAACCTTGGGAACATGAGGAGGGAAGAATGTCCCCTAATGGTTATACAATGAGTGAGAATTGGGGTGCTCAATTAAGTTTTATGGTTCCACTTGACGGTTCAATTACTGAACTTTGTAAGTCAATTGGTAGGAGGCAAATGGAGAAGTTAAGACTGGATTATGAGCTAGTTCGTATTAAAGAATGTGCGGCTCTTCAATCTAAAGGCTTTACCCTGCGCCCTGGGAGCGATCTTGAACATATTTGCTCCGACGTTGTGCCAATCTCTGCCTTGACCAAGAAGGAACCTCTTTCCCCCGTTTCTTCTGAATCCTCTTCAAAACCTGAGTAATTACAGGTTTTAAGGCTTGTACACTCCTTTTAAATACTGCAGTCGCTGTCAGAGTAGCTACAACAGATACTGAAGCTGTAGTACCAGCAGCTACTAGGATTTCCTGTTTTGGTACTGGTAGTTCGTAGTCTGTAAAAGGTATAGTGAATGAAGTAATTTCTTTAGGTAATGAAACTTCTGGTTGCTGCTTTGGTTCTTCTTTCTCTGTATTTTTCTCTGCCTCACCTGAAGCCTCTACTCCTGGAGGCGCTCTTAAATCGGAAGGTGGAACAACTAACGGACGATATGAAGGAATTAGTGCCTTCGGTTGATCCAGAGTTACCCTTGGAATTTCCAGCGCCGGAGGTAGAGAATAACGTGGCAGGAGAGGTGGCTCTCCCATCTCTTTAGTAATTCACACCTATTCCGTGTAGCTCTGTAACTTTAGAGCCAGTTGCTTGGTTAGCCCAAACTGCTTTATATCTAACATCGGTTCCTGCGGTACAGGTAGTTTCACCTAAATAAATAGTTTTAATACCTGTACTAAAGTCTGATCCAACAGTATAACTAGCTGCTTCAGTCCAATTAGTTCCGCCATTGCAAGTAAAGTAGATCTTTAGATCAGTACCAATTGTTGCAGTACCTTCGTTGTTCTTATAAAGAAATGTACCTGAAACCTTAGTCCTAGACGAGGATGCTGTATTAGCAGTTCCAATTACAGTTCCTGTAGCATTGGCTGTTTCAGGAGTACCTTTTCTATATTTAAAATCACTTATAGATGAAGCATGACCACCTTGTCCACCAACAGCCATAGCAATCTCAGCCGTGTTAGTCATTGTCTGACTATTTGTAGAGTTAGATTGAGCGATTAATGTTCCTGATGTGTCACCAGCATATAACCTGAAAACACCAACAGCATCTCTTGTAAATGTAAACTGCGCTCCAGCAAATCTTGCTGTTGCATTATCACTTAAATAAACTAGCTCTCCATTTCCTGCCGCATTTCCACCCCTTACATCTCCTTTACCTGAGTGGCTACCCATCTGTATACCGAAACTATCCTGAGACTGTTCTCCACTAAAATAAGCCCCAGTTGTCCAATCAGAATTATTAGCTGGACTACCTGATCTACCAGATGATGTGTTTAAAGATGCCTTATAAAACATAACGTAAGCACCGTAAGTATTATTAGCGTTAGTACCTGTCACCTCAAATGGTAGACCAGCTGCAAATGTTAGTGCAGTTGACCCTGTTGCTGATACTGATAAACCATCAACATCTGGAGAGTTAGAGTGAGAGAACGTACCATCTCCAAAAGTTTGAGCACCTAGACTTCCATTATCAAAATTAGCAGCTACAAAGTTTGTAAATGATCCAGTGCTAAATGCAGCAGCAACAGTTACTGTATCTACAAATTCGCCTGATTGTCTGTTTACATTTGTTTCCGTTCCTATACCAGTGTCATCTTCAAACTGATCTATAAAACTATTCGTTAAATTATATGCCTTTCTATTAGTATCTACTGCTGTCTGTAGAGCTAGTGTGTTTAAATCTCTTCGCAGATTTGAATCATCATAAGCTGCTGGTTGCCAGCTTCCATCACCTCTTAAGAAGTTACTAGAGCTAGCTGTTCCACTCCCAAGTCTTGCTGTTGCTATAGTCCCAGATGTAATTTTACTTGCAGCCAAGTCAGCGACTCTTGCGGCTGCTAAAGTTCCTGATCCGATATTGTCTGCGTTAGTAGTATCTGTTGTAGCAGAGGTGGCAAGACCAGTGATCTTTGAAGTTGCTATTGCAGCTGAAGCATTGATATCAGCATTTGTAATGGAGCCGTCTTCTACTCCACCAGAGTTAACTTTGTTGAGTGCGTTTGCCATGGTTAGTCTGCTGCCTCCGGTGTGTTACCTGCTGCTACCCATTTTAGGTATTCTTGGGTATCAGTATTTTCAGGGTTATCTATAAGGATACTTAAATATGTATTATTACCAAGGTCTTTATCAACCCCTATAACTTCCCCATCAATAGGGTCTTTAAAAAATTTGTATAGTGCCATGATTAAAGCTCCGCTTGAACGCCCAGACGGGCTGCTGAATTGAAAGTTCTTATGTGGCAAGTATAATTAGCAGTAACACTTAAATTACTACTGAAATTCAAACTGACTGCAGTGGTACTTGATCTATTTATTGATACATCATCAGCCTGAGTATTGCCGTTATTCTGGACTATATCCCAATAGTCTGTCCCTGTTACTTTATAAATTGATGGTGCTGCTCTCATTCTAGTAGGGAAAGGAACGATACCAAAAACGTTTGAAGAAGTATAAGCGTTACCAGTAGCAATAGGAGCTAAGCCACTACCACCACTACCTGCTGCTGATTCAGAACCATTTGCGATCATCCAGAAATAACGTGAGCAACGGTTGTATTCATCAGCAACCGATCTTTTCTGAGTTGGAGATTTAATTGTTCCTTCTTCAAGTTGAACCTTAGTAACATACCAAGTTGCACCATTAGTTTCTAATATTCTTACTGCGCCTGTGGCTCCTTCATCCTGAGCACTATTCCATTGGCCCGCTGTCCCTCTGAAGTTGTCACCAGAGCCCATATCAAAAACAAGTCTTAATCCAACCCCGTTTTCTTCGTTCCAAGAAGATCCGTCAGTTATAGGCGGGATAGTGATACTTATATCAGTCCAAGTGTTAGCAGAAAGTGAATAAGTAAAAGGATACGATCTGTTTTGAGCACTGTTTTGGATTGCTCCGCTATGGCTTCCTGCGACACTGGAGTAAGCAGTGAAGCTTAAAGTCATAGATTGACATCCACTCTCCCCGAAATTAATTCTTTGGGTGTTATACCCTTCTACCATTTGCCGAACATTAAATATATCAGAAGAAGAAACAGTCGCAGCCTGACTAGATGTTACTTTTATGGCATTTCTTACGCCTAAGTTTGAACTTGCTACTGAAACCTGCTCAATAGTAAAAGCTTTAGAACCCCCTTCACCTCTTGATACCCAACGATCAACTGGATATTGTCCTGTTCCACTATTAATAGTTAATGTTCCCAAACCACGTTGATTAATCTGCATATGTGGATTAATAACTAAGTTAGTATCTGCAACAGTATTAGTTAACTTTGCTGTACAAGTTCCATCAGTAGCAAGCGTAATGGCATTTCCATTAGCTCCTGCTGCATCTGATATGGAGTTGACTCTTAGTGTGCTACTCATGGCTTGGGATTGTCACTCTTAACTTTAGCAATTGCTTCCTTCCATTTGGTAGTGCCATTAACTTGATCCCAGTATTGGAGATCTAATTGTTCTTCTAAACTAGGGTATTGGTCTTCCCTCTTATCTATATAATCCTCTTTAGCATACTCAGTATTAACAGCGTTTATATCTATAGAAACTTCTTTCCCATCTTTATCATAAGCACTCCAAACACCTTCCTTTGTGACTTTAGTATTAAATACAGTTGGGTATAGCTTAATAATAGTATCTTGTTTAAATCTCATGTTCCTACCTCCCAAATAGTCATAGTTGAAGGTGAACCACTGTACTGAGCAGATCCAGATGAATCACCGTGGTGGTTAGCTGTTTTGGTTTTAAAAGTATGAGAACTGGTATCACCAGCAGACATAGAATGTTGAAGGACAGCATAACCACTCAGTTCTTTATAACCAGTAAGTGCTCTATCTTCACTTATAAGAGAAGATGAATCTCTATGTAGTTGTACCGCCCAACCAGCTCCACCTGCACTTCTAAATTCAGCAGCATTTTGAGCTACTAATATAATTAATGTAGAATCAGAAGCTGTTGCAGTAAAGTCCATAGTCAACCCTGTATCAACATAAGCACTAGAGTTACTTGGATGATTAACAGTGGTAGTAGTAGAGGCATGTTGCACTTTACGAATCTTACCTCCTGCCGGAATTGTAGGTGGTGTAACCCATCCTAAATTTCCTGATCCATCCACCTTCATATATTGATCGGCACTACCAATAGTTGCTGGTAACTTCAGCTCTAAATCAGATGCAGGATTCGTTGCAGGAGCTGCGACGCTCATGCTATTTCCTGAAGTGTGGGGGAACTTAATTGCGCCCATGATTAAATGTTAACCTCCTCAATACGTGCGTAAGCTCTACCTGGTCTAATACCATTCCAATGGCATTGGTTCTGGTTTGTCCAATACTCAAATTTATAAGTAAGGACTTGACCTAATGTATATGAAGCTGGGGTGTGAATATAATCTATATCAATTTGCCAAGTATAGTCAGAGGCTCCTCCTGGTGAGTTGAAATAGCCAGTGAATAAGCCGCAATCCCAATCAGTACCTACATGGCCTAAACGAGTAAATGATCCGCTATCTATTTTATATGATGCTGTAACTCCAAAATCTAGATCTCCTAAATCTTGGTAAAAAGGACAACGAAGTACAATCTTAAAGTTACTACCAGTTTTTTTAGGTGTTATTGTAATGGCATCGAACGGAGAAGGCGCATTAGTCCAACTACCTCCACCTCCAGTTGAGTTTCCAAGATCAGTATCAGTATCTGTTTCGACTTGAGTGTAATTTAATATTGTTCCTACAGAGGAAATCTTTGGAGCAGTAACCGCATCTGTAGCGATCATATCTGCGTCTACTATGCCGTCAGGTAAACCACCAACGGCTAAACCGCTAATCGTATTATTTGTTCCGTTTAAAACAAGTGCCATAATTAGATTCTAACTGATAACCCAGGTTCCGTTAACAGTAACGGTTCCATTGTTTGTGATTGGACCTACAGAGTGAGCACCTTTTCCAGCAGCTATTGAATATGTACCTGCTGCAATGGTTTGATCATTTTCGTATGCACAACCATTAAGTGTGGTAGATGCTGCGTCAGCCCACGAAACGTTAGCTCCAGAACCTCCTGTAGTTAAGACTTGTCCAGCGGTTCCAGCCGCTAATCTTGCGTCCCCAGAACCATCTCTATATAGTACATCGCCTTGAGTAGTTAGAGGAGTTGAGTACTGAGATACAGCAGCCCAAACAGGGTTAGCACTACCACCTTGAGTCTTAAGGTAATAACCATTAGTACCAGCAGCTAGTTCTGAAGGTACTCCAGAGGCTCCATAGTATTGAATACCTCCTTGAGTACCGTGAGCTTGCTTATCTAATGTGACTGCGTTATCAGCGATCTTACCTGTAGTTACTGCTAAGTTCTGGAGGACATCAGTAGATACGGTGTTATTAGCCGGAGCGTTAAGGGTTACGGCTGAACCTATCTGTATAACAAATACATCAGCACCGTTAGGTAGATTTGCAGCGAACTTAATAGTGTTCGCATCAGTCATTACAAAGCCATCTAATCCTGAAGTAGATGTACCTGCGTTTGGCTGTTGGATGACTCCGTTTACCGATACAACAAGCTGAGCAGCATTGGTAACACTAGCTCCTGTACCTGTATTACTGGTTTCTCTTAAGTCATAGGTATCAACAGAACCATCAATAGTTGGAGCACCTGAGCCACCTGTAGGGCATAGGAATAGGAACTTAAAGTCTCCAGTAGATGTAACTTCTCCCCAGTTTGAACCGTCATACACCTTCATGGTGTTAGAGGTCTTGTTAAAGAAGAGGTCACCCTCATCATTAGCACTTCCTGGGTCGCTATTTCCTGTACGGTATCTAGCGTTAAAGTCGTTTATATCATCTGAAAGTTCTTTAACGTCTCCTTCTTTAGCCAGTAACTTGTGGTAATTGTAAGTATTACTTGAACCTGTAGAAGTTACTTGTAAACCTACTCCAGCAACTAAGGTTTCACTGTAAAGAGAACTTGGGAAGTTATTTATAGTTACCGTAGCAGGTGTACCATCAGTAGTCCTACCAGTGGTTGATACACCTGAACCATTAATGACTATACCTCCAGCATCACTGATACTGACTACTACACCTGAAGCTGGAATTGAAGCCGTAGCAGGGAAAGCAGCATCTGTAGCTATAGCAACGAAACCACCAACTGCTGTTACAGCTCCAGATACGTGATCAGCTACAGCTTTAGAGGTTGGTATTTTTGTGTCACTGTTAGTAGTAAGAGAGGTCTCTCCAAGAGTCTTACCATCAAGTTGGTTAAGCTCAGTTAGGGTTGAAGTAAGAGCTGTACCACCTGCAAGAATTGAAGCAGTAGCACCTTGCATTCCAGCAAGAGTGGTTAGGTCTGCATCAAGAGGCTGTTTAGCGTCTACCTGCGTTTGAACGTTAGAAGTTACTCCATCTACATAATTAATCTCTGCTGTAGTAGCAGTAACACCATCAAGGATATTTAACTCAGTAGCGGTAGAAGTAACACCGTCAAGGATATTTAACTCTCCTGTAGTAGCAGTGACACCATCTAGAACATTTAATTCTGCTGTAGAAACCGTAGCTCCATCTAGTATCTCTACTTCGGTTTGCGTTAGATCAGCAAGAGCACCAGCAGTACCGCTAGCCATTGTAGCTAGCTCTGTGAGTTCTCCATCTAAAGGTTGCTTACCATCTATCTGAGTCTGAACAGCAGAGGTGACACCATCTACATAGTTAAGCTCAGTAGTTGTAAGAGTAGCTCCATCTAATATTTGTACTTCTGTATTGGTTAGATCAGCTAAAGAATCGGCTGTATTCTGAGCCATTGTTGCTAGCTCAGTCAGCTTCGCATCGACAGCAATAGTAATCTTTCCAGCACTAGGGCTGTCATCTGCTATGGATACTGGAGCAGTAGCAATTATGTCATCTTTTACTTTCGCTGTTGCTTTAGTATCTATTTGACCATCAATAGCCGCTGTAGTAGCAGCTTTAGCATCGTTGCTAACCCAAGTATCTGAACCACCAATAAAGGAAGCTAAGTTAGTTAGGTTTCCTCCTGTACCTAGTAAAGATGAATAATCATCTGCAAATTCTTGGAGACTGAATCTAATCTGGTTATCTGCGTTATTAAGGTCATCAGAAGTAAGAGTAGATCCAGCAGTATATACAACAGTTGCATCTTGGAAAGCTGTAGTTCTTTCTAATATGACTGTCCCTGTTACACCTGCATTTAAGACAATACTTCCACCACTAGGCTGTTCAACAGTGCTAGCACCTGAAAATTGATAAGTATTTGAACCACTAGCTGCGTTAGTAAAGGTAGTTCCGTTAACTTTTACAGCAATATCTGATTCTCTGATATACCCAATAGGAGAGCCACCAGAAGTAGTAAGAGCAAATGTAGTTGTTGAGGAACCTGGAGTATAGGTTCTAGATGAATAAGCCATTGGTTAATAAGCCCCTAGGTTGTCTCTTCTGTGTTTTAACACAGCCTCTTTTAAGGCTGTTGGAGCCATATACTGTTGACCGTCATAATCTCCCATCATAAAATCTTCTTTAGCTTTGTTGATTAATACACGAACATAACTAGCTAAATAGGATCTACGAGTGTTGTTTTTCCTGTCCCAGTTAGGAGGTGTATGAGCATAAGGTAGTGTAAGCCCTGGTAATATCTTATATCCAGATGAGGCATAAGGGCTAGAAAGTGACGGTAAGCTTTGATAATAATCGCTTTCTATAAAATCCTTAAGAGCTGCATTAATACCTACATAAGTTCTACCTGTTTTAGCATCATAGTATGTAAACTCTTCATTTAAGAAGTGATTGAAGTCGTTAAGAACTTTCTTATTAACACCTCTAACTCCGTAGTCCTTACCACTATATAGATCGGCTCTAGGAGGCTGAATTAGGTTATTAACCATTTCCGTACCAACAGAGTCTAAATCGTTAGGAAACGGCATATAGCGTCCAAATATAGCTCTAAGTGCATTCCACCTACCAGCATTTCTTACTTCAATGTTTTCCCCTGGTTTACCATACCAAAGTGCTCTACGGTTTCTACCTTCTGGATGCCCTTGAATGATGTTATTTATTTCATCAGTTAAGAAGCCTAGAACATTGTACTCATAACTATGAGCAGCAACTGTACCTATAGAACCAGCACCTGCTCTTATAGTTGCCCATATTGGGTTATCAGGAGCTTCTGGGTTATTTAACCAGAATTCATTTGTTTGGAATTTAGCTCCAAGATTAGAAGGTTTCTCTGGATTGAATCCCTCTGTCATGAACTTTCTAAACTGGAAGTAGGGTTCTCCTATACCAGCTACTGCTTGACCAAGAACTTGTGTTAATTGTGTTGTATCCCGTCTTGCTGCTCCTTCTAAAGCTTTAAACATCCTATCGAACATAACTAAACCTGGAGTTTCCATGATGTAGTTAGCTGTTGAACCTGCTATAGCTCCAAAGAGATCAAAACCTCCTTCTCCCTGTTGAATACCAAATTCATCTATATCTCTCATTGTGGCCTGCATAGCTAATATGCTGCCATAAACAGGTATCCATCTATAAGGAAGTCTGAATGATCCCCAAGGCATATCAATTTTCATTGTGTATAAACCAACTTGACCTTGTTCTGATCTGTAAGTGTTTTCTAAACCACCTGTTATTTCAAGATTTGGATCATTTAATTGCATATAAGCCATTGAGTGCATACCAACTGCTACAGCTAAAGCACCTTGAGCTTTTGTTCTTACATTTAGATCCTTACTGAAATACTTACTTTCAAAATTTTGTAAACCTTGAACCCATTGATGATTCTGAGTAATACGTTTTTGAAGTTCTTCAGGTAAGTGATCAGCTAAACTCTTAACACCTAAAACTGCTGTATCCCCTGCTGCGTGCCATATATCAGTACCTAATCCATATCTAAGACCCCATTTAATTGAGTTAAGAGGTGAAGTAACAACACCAGCCATTGTGTTAGAAAAGAGTTGTAAGTATGGACTATAACCACGACCTTCGTGGTATCTAGCTGCGTTAATCCAATCACCTGCTGCTGCAAAAGGTCCTGTTAATTTTTCAGTACGGTTGACTTCACGAGTCATATCAATAACGTTATCTAACTGATTATCAATAATTTGATGACCAATAGTTTCGTTATCTAAACCAGCAGTAACAGGAGCATAGAAATCTTGATTCCCCTTATTGAATAGTTTCTTTAACTCATCAGCCCTGTCAGCTTCAGCTAAAGTACCTGCGACTATACGTTCATCTATATCTATTTCTATCTTGGTTTTTATAGCAGCGTTAGAATGCCAAGCTGTTGTAAATTCATCTCCAAGAGCTGCAAATTGGAAAGGAGCAGTCATATTAACCATCTCTCCGTTTGCATAGAAACTCTTAGTTCCTAATTGGTTTAAACCTGGAAGTTTTCTAGCTGCACTAACAGTAGGAGCTAATAACCATTTAGCGGCCCAACCTCTTTTCTCCCAAGCCTCTCCAGCAACTGAATAATCGTGGAAAACCTTTAAGCTAACTCTTAAGTTATTTAAGGCTTCAAATGCTTCTGTTTTTTCAAAATCAGCCTTATTAAGAACAACATCAGTAAATGGTATTTTTATCTGAGTAGCTCTAAGATCATCCATAATCTGTTGTTCTGCTAATACACCTCTACCTTCTATTTCAGCAGCTTTATTGAAAACACCAGGATCTGAAATGCTTCTACCGTATAAGAAACGAGATTTAGAAGCTTCATAAGCTTCACCTAAAGTAGCAGCGTAGTTTTTCCATATCAATGTATTCTGCTTAGCTTGACGCATAGCATCTACCCATTCATCACCAGTAGCGTTACGCACAAAACGTTCAACAGCTAAATTGATCCAAGAAGAAGCTGTAAGTCCTGACTGTTTTATAAATAGCTCTCCTAAAGACATAGGAGGTATAGAACTTATAGTCATTGGACTAGATATCATTCCACCACTTTGAATGGTTCTTATTACTCTTTGACCAGTAACTTCTAACTCCTTTAGTTTCGTTAGGTCACCTTGAGCCTCATGAACCCTAGTAACTAAGTTATCAATACCTCTCCAAGCTTCATCTGTAATTTCTTCACCACTTTCAGCAAGTTTAATGAAGTCATCAAATGCTGCCTCAACTTCAGCAGTAGCTGTTCTAGTTGTAGAAGCTAATTCAGATACAAACTTATCTGTGTCGTTCCACTTCCTCGTCATATCTGCAAAAGCTTGAACAGATAACTCTGGTCTACCAGCTTCAAAGGCTAAACGATTATCCCTTCTCATCAGTCTTAAACCATTACCAAAACCTTCAAATAAATTACTAACCACTTTGATGTTTGCCATCATAGTGATATAAGAATTTTTGAAGTTTAGTAAAGCTGTTTCTTCTGTATAACCACCTATACTTGGTTTACCGTTTCTAATGTCTTGTAAAATTCTGGAAGTCTTTAATAAGGCTTTTGAATTATTCTCAACCATAGAAGTAGTAACTATTACCCAAGGTAATCCTGCTTTAACATCATCAGCATATTTAGAACCTTCTCCTAAAACATCATCAATAGCTTCAGGGAACTCTGCTAATTTCTTCAACATCTGTACGGAGCTTAATAAGGCATGTCTACCTATATTTATCCCTCTCTCACCTAGTACATCTACAGCGTATTTAGCTACTGCTGCTTCATCAAGATCAGCTACATATTTAAGAGTATCTGTATTAAACCATTTAGTTCCAGCAAAGGATTTCTCATTAAGTGCTCCATCTGCAGCTAATCTCTGCATTTCTACAACTTGATCAGCTATAGCTCTACCTAACTTTCTTACATCATCATCAGTTTCAACTTTCTTTAAGAAATTATTATCCTTATTTATAGCTTTAGTAGCTTGAGGTACTGGTACTTTTGCTTGACCTAGTTCTGGATTAGCTTTAGCAGATCTGTTTAAAGCTATAGCATCGCTATCTATCTTACCTTCAGGTGTTAAAGGTACTTCATTAGTGATTTCATTTTTTCTAGGTGGTATTAAATCATCTGGATCAGCCTTATCACCTCCCCAAGGGTCTGGTTCTACAGGACCTTTTCCTCCACCTTGAGGTAGTTTAGGTCCACCAGCTAGATCATCAGCTACATTAGGTGGTCTTCTTTTTAAAGTATTTACCCAAGCACCCCAACCAAAACCTTCATCTGTCCTTTGACTCTGTTTTAGAGCTTCCTCATAGGTAACCTCATAAAATTCAGATAAAGCTCTAGCTGTATTTTCAATTGCTTTAGCTCTTCCTGGTAGTGGTCCTAAAGCTTTTTCAGCGTCTTCAGGACTAAGTCTTCTCATCTCATCTTCAGACCACTTTAAGAGTCTGTCTTCTAAACCTTCAGTAGCTCCCTGAATTTTACCTACCGCATCACCAGCTATTTGTTTACCAGTTTTAGCTACATCTCCAGCTAGTTTTCTACCAGCTTCATCAGCCCTCTTAGCACCAGCCTCTAATACAGGTCTAGCATCAGCTAGGAATTCAATTGTCTTATTTAAATCTATTAAAATCCTTTGTACTGTTTCTTCAGTAGCTACTCTTCCAACATTTAAAAGATTAATTAGATCACCAACAGTATTAAGAGCAGTTCTTTTTTCAAAAGGTATATTGAAACCTTTTTCCACTTTTTCTACAGCTTCCTTAAGCCTCTCAAAAGCTATTTCAGCCTGTTTTCCTTCAGGAGCTAAACGTATAAATTTTGAAAGGAAAGTCTTCTTATCTACAGGTGTTGGTACACCATCAGCTATAACTTCTAACTCTCCAGCTTTATTAAGTCTTGGTTTTAAACGTGGAAGCTCTGGAGCTTGTCTTACTGGTTGTTCTTCTAGGATCTCCTGAAGACTCTTTTCAGGAGCTTGTTGAGCTATTTCAACTACTTCTTCAACAGCTTCACTGACTTCTTTTTGAGCTTTATCAGCAACTTCTTTCTCAATATCACCTACAATCTTGCTCCCTGGAACAGCATCAGGTGCAGCTCCACCAGCCTTAATAACAGCTTCATGGATTTCATCAGCTCTTCTAACGAAATTTTCAATGAACTCAGGACTAAAAGATTTTTGAGCTTTAGCTTCTTCTATAAGCTCTTTTGCAGCTATATAACTTTGATAGAAAGGATCATTAGGTTGTAAATCAATTATCTCATCGTTACGACCTAACTCAGCTAATAAACCGTTTTGAGCGTTCTGAACATCCATACGGTCTATGTTTGTTTTATCAACAGCTTTTACAAATTCATCTAATGAATCAACATACTTTCTAAAACCATCCTCACCTACTTGGTAGTAGTCAGTAAGATCCTTCTCAGCAGCAGCTTTAGCAGCTTTCTTACCTGCAGTAGTTTGCTCGTATTTACTTTTACTTTCTGTTATTTTCTCTAACTCATCTAGTTGAGACTTTAACTCATTAAATTTTCTAAATCTTCTAGAGTTAGCTGTATTACTTAACCAACCAGATCTAGGTATTCTTTTCTTAGTAGCTTTACCCCTTTTACCTATTACGTATTGGATAGGCTGTTCATCAATCTTAGTCTGCATATCACCCAATTCTTTCTCTACCATCGCTTTAAAGATTGGTAGTTCCTCAGGTCCAATATCTTCACCTTTACCACCTGTACCTTTTCTTAAAGCATCTTGAAGTTCAGTTATTCTTCTTGTTGTAGCGTCTAAGCCTGATCTAGCATCAACAGCTTTACCGAGTTCATCAATCCTTGCTACATCATCTACTATTGGTGATCCTGTTGATTTATTGAGAAACTCTTCAGAAAGTTTATGAGAAGTTTCAGAAAGCTCTCTAGTAAGTGTATCAATCTGACTTCTTAGATCTGTATTAAGTTTTCCTAGTCTGTTTAAATTATCTGTTTCTGCTTTATTAACGTTTATGCTATCTATCTGTTGAGCCATATTAGGTAGCTCTTTCTCTACCTCTTCATCTACAATTTTGTTAATTGTTTCTTTAACAACCTTTGGATCAGCAGGTGTACCGTCTGCTTTTGTAGTAGGTATTTCCTTAGGAGCACGTTTTAAGAATCTTCTAGCTGCACTAAATATTCCACGTAATACTCCTACAGAAATAGCACCTCCAGCTACTTCTTTTATAACTTCCATTGAATAATCATATTCAGTGTCAGTTTCAGCTAATAAAGCTTGTATTGCTAAACGTCTATCTTCCTCTGGTAACTCTGATATTGCATCTAAAGCACCACCAACTTCCTTATTAGGACCAGGCTGGAAGTACGCAATGTCTTCTAGAGCGTTAGGTAGTAAGTCTTTAACTGTAAAGATTACAGCTCCTCTAGCTGTAGCTCTAAGTCCTGAAGATTTAGCAGGAAGCTTTAAAGCGTTTGCTAGTGCATAAGCTGGTCCTACTTTTGTAGCAGTAACTGGGGTAAGAGCAGCAGCAGTTCTGGTATAACCACCTCCACCACCTAAATAGGCAGAACCAAGAACTGAAACAATGTTGGAACCTAGCTTATGAAAACCAGTCCTAGGTTCTAACCACTCCTTTCTGATTTGATTGTTATCACTGTATATACCCCATGAAGATGGGAGTCCATAAGCAGATCCATCAGCTCTAACACCTAGACGTTTATTAGCTTCTTGCTCTGCTCTTACATTTCCAGCTATACGTTCTTTATCTTCATCACTTTTACCTATAGTAGTTAAACCCCATAAAAGTCCACCTTCCTGCATGGACAGCTTATCCATTCCAGGTATACCAGTAGTTCCTAAACCTATTCTTTGTCCTAAACCATATAAATCTCCAGGTATACCAGTTAAACCGTGAGCAACAGCTCTTACAGGCTCTCTAGGATCGAAGATACTTGTATTATCTTCTTCTTCAGCTTCAGTCTTACTGATCCCACCAAAATCTTTCTGTGGGATATCTGTATTAAAATCTTCAGAAAACTTTCTTAAAGCATCTTTATCGTCGTCATCAACCCAAATGGTTGGACCGTTAACTTGAGGTATGTAGGGCATTTAGACTATCCTTTAGGAAACTCTTCATTATTAGGGTTGTAATTATATATTACTTTCTTTATTGTGAATCCATCAGTCTCATATTCTATTTTATAAGGAACATCATCAGGTAAATAAGGTCTTCCATCCCATCTATTCACCCAAAATCCTCTATTATCCCACGTATAGTTACTAAAACCTTTTCTATCTCTAGGCGGTTGGACTGATGTTTTAGTAACAATAGTCTTGAAATCACTAGGATTTACATAGGTTACAGCGTTATCACCATTATTAGAGGTATCTCCAGTGTATAGAGAAAGGAATAAACCTTTAACAAATCTATTTTGATAAGCCTGACTATATTGAGAATCATTATTTGGATCATTACTCTCCCCAGGCTGTAAGATTTGAATATTGATATGACCAGATTCAATCTGACTACCCGTAGTTGATACACCGTTTGTAGAGTTTAAATCTGAGTCATCACCCTGAAGACCTATTAAAACACCTCTACCTACGGTATCTCCCTCTTTTACGTTTATAGAGGCTAGGTTGGATATTTTTATCAGATCACCTTGATTATTAAAATCAGAACCAGCATGAGCCTTTATAACTATATAGTTACCATGCCTCTCATCATTACCTACGAAAACTACCGTACCTTGAACTGGAGTTGCTACTTCATTTGAGAATTGTTGAGAATTACCTTTTGTTAGAGCAATATCTACAGCGTATTCATTACTACCACCATCATATAAAAGCCTAGACATTGGTTTAGCTGTAACACTAGTGGTATTAATGGCTTCATCATCTAGGTTAGTTACATCTACAGAATGAGCTAAACCTCCCATATTATTAATTATTGTGGTGTAGTCTTCTCCCTTCAATCCCCTTGTATTTAAAGCACCGTTACCCTCGTATAAATTAAGAGTACGCTTTATTACTTCCCAAGGTTTAACTGCACCACCAGAAGCAACTGTACTCATATTATGTAATCTCTCTCTCATCTCTTTAGTAATGAGATTACTTGGTATAGGTTGATTTGTAGAAGCAAGGTTAAATACGTGAGACCACACCTTAATATCACTTTCTGGTAATACAAAAGTAGTTCTTAGATACTTTTCATAGCCAGCCCTATCTCCATTAAAATGACCGTTAAGGAATGTAGCAGCATTTAAACCAGTACCATCACTAAAGTTGATATTAATTTTATGTTCAGAAGATGGTGAATAACTTCCTGAGAAATCTATAGGTCCTTTATACCCAAGCACTACCTCACCAACATGGGGGACTGCTCTAAGACTGAATTGATTAGTACCTTCAGGCTGTAACCAAGAATCTACATCTGCAAGCAGTGGGCTACTTGTTACTCTATCTATAACTGACTTAAATACTCTTTCCTGAACTCTTGGATCATTGATATCATTACCAGCAGCAACTTCAGCAGAATAAGCCTCATTAATCATTTGAGGTATATACCTCTCTATAATGGGAAATATCTGTGACTCTGCTAAGGTTAAATGCCTCTTAGCTGTAGCAACTTGACTTTGATTACCACTATTTAGTAAGGCTTGAATTCTAGGATTAGATGTTGCTAAAACCTCGCTTAACTGTAATTTAATATTTTTAAGATCATTAGTAACAAGTGTTTTCTGTGTAGTATTACGATCAGCAATAACTTTTGTATTAGCTTTATCAAAGATTTCTAAAACAGCAGGATAAACATCGTAAAGATTACCTTCACTATTACGCATCTCTACCATTAAACTTGATGGTATTTCAGTACCTCCATTAGCTACAATTCTATTAGCTTCGGCTATTATATTTTTCTTCAAAACTGGAGGGGTTTTCTCCATTACTGCTGTCCAAGGCAGTGTATTTTCTATGAGCTTTGTTACATCCGCTGTTGACATCTCTTTAGCATCTTGTCCTCCATCACCTGTATAGAAATCACTTATCTGAGAAAGAACCTTACGTCTTCTATCTTCTATCTGTTTTTCAGTAGGATTAGGATTCTCTAGTCTCCACTTTCTAGCGTCAGCGAATAGATCCTGTTTAAAATCATATAACTTTCTTTCTCTCTTCTTTATACGTGCATTCTCTAGTTTTTCAGATATAGTTACAGCGTTAGTTTGAGCCTCTATTAGTGCTTTTCTAATACTAGTACCATCTGATCCGTTTAAATCTAAAATAGATACACCATCAACTGTTACACCCTCAAAGGCTTTAAAGAGAATACTATTATCAATATGCTGTCCTATATCGTTAATACCATCCTCATCAGCATCAACATATAAACCACCATCCTTTATAAAATCTAAGTACATATCTGTAACCTCTATACCACTCAAACCTCTTACATTCTCTGCCCATAAACGAGGTGCGATTAAAGAGTTTCTAAGAGACTCTATTGTTTTAGGACTCTCCCCACTAGCTTTAATAAGCTTTGAAGCAGTTAATAAGTTACCCTTTGCTGAGGCATTAAATGTCTGTTGATCTGTAATTTCACCTAATAATCTTCTCTGATTAGCAACCTTAATCTTCCCGTTAGTAGATACAGCAGCTAAAAATGGTTCAATTCTTGCTGATATAGCAGCTTGAGGTATATGCTCGAAACCCTTTAAAATAGCGTCAGAACGTCTTTGAAGTTCAATACCTACCTCAGTTTCTGGTAACTGTGCTAGAAAATTTAAATCTTTAACAATAGAAGCTTGTAAATCTATAGCAGCGGTCTTACCTTTCTCTTGAGCTAAAGTATCAAAGTAATAGAAGTTAGTCCAAGGATCGTTTAACCTATTCTCTTTGGCTAGTTCATATTCCTTCTTTGATAAGAACTCTTTAGTTACGTTGGCATTCTGCCTACCAGCCGAAAAAGCGTTTTTAGCAGAAGTAAGATAATTATCTACTTTTAACTGGTAATCAGCTCTACTTTTAGCACCTATCTTCCACTGTTCAAATAAGTAATCCTGAGCTTTAGTCCATCCACCAGTCTCTTTATCTAAAAAATTCTCAAGCTGAGTAATAGCCTTTTCAGCCCCTCTATCTGGTTGAAAAGAAGATTTATCATATAAAGATCCACCCTTTCTATACTGCTCTTTACGTGGTTCAGCAGGAGGAGGTGTACCAGTATCAACTGGAGGTGGCGTTGCTACTAAGTTCTCAAAGGGAGAACGCTTAGGAGATATTTGAAACTGATTACGAGGAGAACTACTGGTCATGATGGAATATTAACGGTAGGTTGTGTGTTAGCTTCACGGTCTGATTCTTTTGGCTGCATGTCTTGATAATTTTGGAGAGTATCAAGGACTTTTAGTCCAATATCAATACCTAAACCACCCTTCTGAATTTCAGGTGTAGGCGGAACACCTTCAACAGGTAGTGGTGCTAAAGGTTTAACAGGATCTGCTATAGGAGTAGGAGTGTAGAACTGAGTTGCATTGACTGTATTCTCTCTAGCAACATCTGCAGCTACCTTTTGATTCTCTTTATCTTGTATTCTATTCCTTCTCGTGATAGTACGGTTACTAAGGTTAGCTAAATACTGTTGCTCATACTGACCACGAACAGCCCTTACACTTCGACCTACCTGACCTGAAGCTACCTTTTTAGCTGCATTTGCTATAAATTCAGTTCTAATATTATCTAACTGTATAATCTCTGCAGCTTCTTCTTCATAGAATCGTCCTTCAATATTAGCAATCATCCTTTCAAAGTTTTGAGTAGCAGCTATAGTTGCTTCTCCTTTATAAGCTGCTTGGTTTTCCTTACGCTGTTCTTCATACTGTCTCCTCAACTCCACCCAGTCAGCATCTCTATGCCAATTTCTTAAATCAACCTCATAGTTACGATGGTTCTCTTTTTCCTTATTAAGGATAGCTCTGTAATACTGCTGTTCAGCTACAGCGTTTTTACGTTGAGTTTCATACTTAGATATCTGACCACCATAATAAAGTTTTGCTATTTCTAAACCACCAGTGAGCATTGCGCTCATTCCTGGAGTCATAAAGTCTTGACCTGATTTACTTTGTGTAGGAACTGCTGATGAAGAAAGACCTTCTGAAACATTGAAATCACTTAGAGTCCCAGTGAATGGAGCAGAACTTGAATAATTAGCAATTTCTGAAAGATTTAACTCACTCATTAGTTGTACTTCCTCGCTACGTCAAAATACAAGCCCGTCCACTCTAAAGCAACGAACTTGGCTTGATCAATGCTGTCGTTTACTACTTCTACTGTAACTTGATCGTTCTTACTTTGGATATAAGCTCTGAATTTTGACTCATCAAAACTAGAGGTCTGACTCAATACTATGTTCGCATTGAGAGGGTCTCGCCTATCGAACTCATACGTTTTCTTATCTCTAAAGTCTGGAGTCACGTCAACGGTGAAGTATCTTGCATCATTGTAGTAAACATCCACATATCGTAACTGAAGGCGACCAGTACGATTACCGATAAAAGTATTGTCCGTCGCAGTTTTGCTATAGGGCATGAGCTGAGGCGGAGTAAACTTGAACGTAAATTTCTCACCAAAGACCCAAGAAACGTTCGCTCCACTAAAATCTCCCAAGCTATCGCAAACAAAAGAATTAACCCCCGCAGGAACAGATGCAGCCACGATCCAACGCTTTGCAGTTTCTGAATTATCAGTGGTGTCCTTTTTGATGATGACAAACTGACTTGGATTTACTGTGTAGTAGGGGAGATTAACAGTAGTTTTGTTAGTAAGACCACTATAAGTAAAGGTTGGTGCTCCTAAATCTGTAGTAATAGAGCTTGATAATTGTCTATCTAACAGGAATAGATCTCCTTCAGCTTGAGGAGGTCTAGAAGCATTAAGACCTTCTAGGTAATACTTAACAGTGCTGTTCTCTGTGTACTTCACTATTTTAAATAGAGTACCCTCAACAAAGTCACACCAACTAATACTCTTGTTAGGGAATGTCCATTTAGACCAAGCGTTCTGTCTGTTAGTTAATGAACCACCAGTAGCTTCCCAGAAGAATTGGTATACATATAAAGCATCTGGGTCATCACCACTAAGAGCTACTAGATATTGATCAGTCCTACTAACAGCTAAAGAATCAATATTCTTAGGAATGTATTTAGGTATTGTCTCTGTAATCACTGCAGTCTGACCTAGGTTTATTCCTACTGTTCTGTCAGTAGTGATAAAGGTATGCATCCCAGTGAAATCTCCTTCTCTAACTGGGAAGATTACTTGAGGTCCTACCTGCTGTGGCTTAACCTTTGCTTCCATAGTGATGGAACTAATCCTACCTACAGAGGCAGTCTCAGGGCTAAACGTTACGTTGTCACCTGAATAAAGTCGGAACTGGTTTTCATTAGAGAATAAGACTAATTCATCCTGTTGCTGTAAAGCGTAGTTAAGTACAGCTACATCATTACTAACAGCAGTTAAATCTATAGGATCATTGTCTATAACCTGTAAAGCTGATTGTTGCCAGAAGTTATAGTAAGAACCAGCTTCACTAAGTATTACGTTTTCTCCGCTTATAAAACCTAAACGGTTCTTGAAAAACACAATATCGTTAATAGAAAAACCTACAAAAGATGGGCCTTCTAATTCATCAGCATCACCAGCTAAGCGCTCTACCCATCCAGGTAGTTTTATTGTTGTGGAGCCATCTGTATAGTTACCACCACTAAATGGTTGGAAAGTAAATCTAGTTAATCCGTCATCATTTCTGTAATAAACAAAAGCATGAGGCATTGTATTGTCATCTAGCTTCCCAGAAGTACCCCAGCCCCCAGCTTCTTCCCAAGTACCTCTACCATAAGAACCAGCAACTGAAGTATTTTCAGCATTGAATTTTAAGTAGTAAGAACTCTTATCTGCTGTACCATCTGGAGCAACTAATACTGTATAACCTTCCCAAGACGTAGTAGGTAGATCAGTAATAGAAGTAACCTGACTAGAGTATCCAGACATCAAACTATTACCTCTAGCATCAGAAGCTACAAAGCTTTTGATATACCTAGAAGCACTGGCACAACCTATTAATATTTGAGAATCTTTTACTTCAAATGTGAGCTTGTTATGTATGTCACAATCGTCTAAACCATGTTTAAGAGTAAGAGTTACAGCCCCACTAGCTGTAGCATTTACATTAGACCCAGCTTCATTGACAAGAGTAAAAGTACCCGCTGTGTTATCAACGCTTCCCTCTTTAACAAAAGTATTGGATGGTATACCTGTGCCAGTAATAAGTTCCCCACCGTGAACCTTGAAGATATCTCCAGTACCTGAAGTAGTGCTAACGCTAGTAATGTTGGCACTTCCATTGCTTGTAGTTCCTGTAATAGTTGAGGTGTAGGTGACTAATCTCTCAGCAATAGTGTTAGAACTAATAACGTTTGAGTTACCACTAGAGTCTGTAAGAGTTGGAGTCATGTAATGACCGCTTATCTTGTCTCCATCATCTAATTCAACATCAACTGAATACTTGGTATTGTAGTCAACCAGTTTTACCCATACCTGAGCTTTAATAGGTTGATAGGCTGAACTTATAGATCCTATATTAAATCTAGTTAAAACCTCAGTAGAATCATAAGTAGTAACCTTTTGAGTATTAGTTATAAATACATAATCTTGGAATGAGGTTGCTCTGAATCTATCTTTAGCTCTTCCAGATCCTCTTAGATATTCAAGATTTGTATTAGTTACATTTGTAAATGTTTGTTCAACAGGAACCACACTAGGAAGGGTTCCACTTATAGGTTCTACATTTGATACACCTGCAGTAAATGTGTAGTTAGATTCAATAGTTGCTGTGATACCAGAAGCAGTTGCAGTTGAGTTCTTATCAACAGTAATAGTGCTAGCTCCTATCTCTACAATTTTTGCTCCAGCTCCTATACCTGTTCCTGTAACCGTTGAACCTACAAATAGGTCAGTCATTCCTCCAGAAGTTACAGTAAGTACCGCAGAGTTATTGACAGTATTAACAGTTTTAGTAATAGTCCTGCTGTCATCAGCAATAATAAGTATGAACCTTTCATCACTACTCCTGTTGTAAACGTATACCCAAGCTTCATCCCACTTGATGGTTCCTACTAAAGTATTACCACCTGCGTTCTTAGTAAGAGTATCAATCCTTTTTACAGGAACTGATCCAAGTCTTTTCTTAAGACCCTCTACAAGATCACAGTTACCATTCTCAAGTGTGTTAGCAAAACCAGGAAGTACAAAGCTATCAGCTTGTTGGTTCACTCCTTTATTCAGTGGACCAATTATCTGACTATAAAGTTCTTTAGACATTAGCGGTTGAGAATATCAGGACCAAAAGTGGTTCTTACACGACCATCGTATAAATCATCAGGACCAGCAATGAAGTTATAATTCTGTGCCATATCCTCCGTACGTTTTAATATCTGACGAGCATTCTCCTCATCTTCTTGAGTATAACTCTCTATACTTGTTGACGTTACAACTCTGTTAGAGAATATCCTTCCAGCCCTAATTGTTATATATCTCTTACCTGTTTCAGGTATATTATCCCACTCTAATTCTTCTATAACTTCAGCGACAAGATCTGTAGTGCTACCAGTTAAAGCAACACCAAGACTCCCTCTTAAATCATAAGAATTCTTGACACGGTCAAATAACTTTATACCTCTTAATACAAACCGTTGGGTTGGATAAGATACTGGATTAAACCGTACAGCAAGAGTATTACTAGGAAGAGAACTATGCCCATTTGCATCTAATGGTATTGAGTCATACATCATGGTATTCCAAGACCAACCTTCTCCTTGGACTTCTGCACTTATCTCATTAACAACAGATTCAGCAAGACTTGTATCCCCAGTTAAAGGAGGAACCAATGAGTTAACTGGTGCTTCCCCAATAATGGATAGAAGAGTATTTACTGCTTTTAGTTTTGTAGTAGCCATATTTAAACAAAAAGGGGAAACATTACGCCTCCCCCTATTGTATTCGTAATTAGAGAATTAATTACCAGCGGTTTGTGCCATCATGCTTGATGCTTACACAGCAATCGGGACGGAGTATACCGTGACCAACAGCGTAAGAAGCAACCATCATGGTGGACTGAGTCATCGCTTTGTACTCAGAACCTGTCATTTGCATGTTCAAGTCCTTAAGAGCCACTGTGCCGACTGCTTCTTTTGTGAAGCATAGAGCGAACAAGTTAGCAATACTTGAAGTGTTGCCTTGCTCATCCTGCCAGTAGTCGTTAGTACCTGACGCTGCAGAACCGTCGGAACCATCCTTACCATTGATGTAGTTAGGACGCTCACCACGAGTTGTAGCAGCTTGGTTAGCTTGACCGATGTAGCCCTGACGAGCTGAGTTGTAGGCGTTGTCACCAAGGTGATTAGATACCCTGATATCAAAACCAGCAACACTGAGAACTTTATTTCCTTTGAAGGAACCGTTCTCACCACCACCTGAGTTCCAGTCTGTATTGATAGCTCTTGAAGAAGCAATCAAGTCATAGTAAGCACCTGGGCCAACTACAGCTACACGACCTTCACGAGGAGCATCTTTTTCATCAAGTGCTTGACAAGCAAGATAGAACTGCTCAACAATCTCATCACCACGAGTAGATCTTGTAGCGTTAAGAGTACCTGAGGTTAGTGCAGTTCCTCCTGGAAGTGAGTTCAGAACGAATAGACGCTCTCCAACCTTGAAGACTGCATCAGTACCAGTACCGATAGCACCAACAGGGCTAATTGTGAATACAGCGTTACCGTTTGTAGGAGCTGCAGTGATAACACCGTAAGCACCTGAGTCTTCACCATAAACACTTTCACCAACAGCCCAGTATGAGAGCTCAGCAGTTGCGAAGTTAGCGCTTATAGTTACAACACCTGTGGCAGTTGCAACAGAAGATACAGTACCACCTGCGATTTGGAATCTCTTAGAATCCCAGTCCTTAACACGTCCATCAGACTCGGAAGCTGTTAGAAGTGTGCGAACTAGACGCTGGTCATAAGCCCTTGAAAGTGCTCTACCTAATTCTTTTGAGTAGATGCTACGAACGTCCCAATGGAGTTTGGCTTCATCTAAATCATAAATTGAGGCATCTGCGATGAGTAGATCGTCGATTGTAATAATCTTTGATCCTGTCATCCCTTTGTTACCCTGACCGGTAATCCAATCGCCTGGACGATGGTAGCGGCTAGAAAAACGACCCGTGATTGGGAACTCAGCGGATTTTCCTGAGGAGATGGTTCTCTTTTGAGTGAGATCTTTGAAAATTGTCTCTCTATTGAAGACCGTTAGGACTTCTCCAGAGAAGATTTTCATAAAATTAGCATTCTCTTTTTCATAGTTACCAGCGGCAG